CAAAACTGGGGGTGAACACAGAAGATTTAGAGAAGACGACTTAGACGCTTATATGGGCGTTAAGAAAGAAAAGCAAGTAGGGAAAAACTTTTCTTCTAATAATAATGGGAAACGCAAAGATTCAGATTTTTACGAAACACCCTATTCTCTTACTTGGTTATTATTAGAAAATGAAAAACTTGAAGGGAGTATTCTTGAACCTGCGTGTGGTAATGGGGCAATAAGTAAAATAGTTGGAGGTATTGCTTATGATAAAGAGACAGATTTTTTTAGAGAAAAAGGCAAATATGAAGTGGTGATAACAAACCCGCCATATTCTTTAGCACAAGATTTTATCTTAAAAGCAAAGCAAGTTGCGACAAAGAAGATTGTTTTTTTACTACCACTATCGTATCTTCACGGAAAAAAAAGATTTGACGAAATTTGGACAGATACAGATTTTCCGCTTGCAAGAGTATATGTTTTTACGAGGTATCCATTATTAGGGGAACAATTAAGAAAAGACGGAAAGCACAATACTGGTATGATGGTATATGCTTGGTATGTTTGGGACAAAGAACATATCGGAAGTCCGACAATCAAGTGGCTTGATAATAATGAGTATATTCTTTCTAAAAGTAAATAAATACGAAGAGGAATTAGCAGAGGATATTATGAAGATTCTTACTTGCTACTCTGCCCGATATTATGGGGCAAGAGGCGGTCGAAAGAAGAAATTTGAACCAATAAATGAACCCAACGAATCTGATGGAATTTAAAAAGGAGGATATAATCTAATACACAAATGGCTCAGAAGTTGAAGCTCGTGCCTATCACCCCGTAGGAGAGTACATTTACAATCAGTATGAAGCGCGTGTGTCGGAATAGGTAAAGTGTAAACAGTGGCTCAACATAACCATTAGTGAAAACTAATCCTTATGAGTGATTGAAGTAAAAACACCCGTATAAAAAAATTAGTGACTGTTCGGGTATTGCAAAGTGACTATACAAGTGAGGTTGGGCGAAATTCCCAATTAGTGAACATGAAAGTTCTGCATAAATCTTGTCAAATCTTTGTCGCGCGTTTCATTTTGATTGTAAGTTACTAGAGTAAAAGGAGTAATGACTGTAACTAGGTAACCTCCACTTATCCACAAGTAGAGTAGTTGACAATATTTTGAGGGTTATGCTAATATTCTATTTGTAAGAGAAGTCTTACCACGGGTAAAGTTCCAACCTTTACAGGAGCCACTTAGGAGAAATCTTAGGTGTCCCGTGTAAGGGTTTTTATTTTACAGTCTACCCAACATCCACTACAGGATTCCACGAGACTTAAATAACAGTGGTGCAAGTAGTCCAGTCGAAGCAATGGCTCCGAAGTAAAGTTAAAAAGATGTTCATTGTTGGCGCGCGTTAATGATAATTTGGGTGGTAGTAATTAACCACTTCACGAATAAGTTGATTAAACAGATTATGAGTACTTTATTCTTAGCGGAATAATTGGCGCGCTCCACCAGTGAATATCTATGCTCATTACAACTAAAGATAGTAAGAATAAATCGCGTGTGCCTGAGAAGAATAGGACATAACTAGCTAGTATGGTACAACCGTCAAAATAGATTTAGTTCGAAATGGCGTGTTGTCGGGATGAAATTTCCTCGCGCGTTTTATTTTTATTATCTGTAATTAAGGTAGTTGACAGTATTTTGATGGTTATGGTAATATATACATATCCACTTGTAGACAGAAGAGAGTAGTTTCGCAAACTTACAAGTGGATGCGAGACCGCTCTCTTTTGTCGTTTGGGGATAAATAATTTACAAATCTTCCTTTAGGGGCTTCGGAATTAAAACTAGCTCCTATAAATAAGGTATCGGTTTATACTGGTACACGAAACCTAAGCGATGAAATGGGGGGCAGATGAGAAAGCATGGGAATAAAAGAAGGAGTACTTTGATAGTAGAAATAAATCGCGCGTGGCAGAATTGAAATGCAACAGGTAGGGTAGTTCCTCACACGTGTTCAAAGTAGCGGTTATCCGTGGAGGTTTAGTTACCTGTGATACGTACGTAAAATGAATGGGGAGGTTATCACATGACTATACGAGTTTATGGCTGGCACAGATACGAAAGTACGACTGGCTGGTTTAAGCTAATCTCGTCAAATTGTGGTCGCGCGATTTATTTTTATTATCATCGACCTTGGTCATTACTACGACAGACCTCCGTGCCATTTGATTTGTCTCTCACTCATTCAGAATATAGTTAAGATACAAGAGGTCTATAACATATATTCATCTGTAAATAACATACTGTGACCTCCCTCTTAGAGCTAATCAAGAGTTAAAGTCGTTTACAAAATTATTAAAACAAACTAAAGAATAAGAGATGAAGACCAAGAAAACAAATTGGCATCCTAGTAGAGTAAAAGGAAGTGTGAAGTTTGGAAGGATGCTAGAAATAAACCGCGACCTCGAAAAGAAGAATAAAAAGTTCAAGAAGGAAACACTAGACTTGACACATTCAGATTGGTCAGTGCAATAGTTTATCCACTTTTAAGTCAGCTTGTCATGCGCACCATAATAGTGCATACTTAAGGGGTAAGAGATTATAAGTACATTGGTGTATCAATAGGAGGGGAAGGGTTAGTGTCTACTGTTACCGACCCCTGAACAGAGCGTAGGGTCTATAAATCTCGAGGTTTATATTCCCCTCCCACTGGTACATCAATTAAAGGTAAGAAATATGAAATACCTAGTGATAGGTCAAATTATAGGATTAATACTAGGATGTCTGATAGTAAGTATCTGGCACCTAACAAGAAAAGTATGAGCAAAATATTTGAAGCAAAAGAAGAGCAATTACTTGAAAATGAAGTAGAAAGTACAGTACCACCCCTCTCTCCCGAAGATATAGAAACCCTCAAGAGAGACCACGTTCAAGAAGATGTAGACCAAGAAATAAAAGATTTACAAGAAGATTATTACCAAGGAGAATAAATATGATTACTCTTAAACTAAACCAACAACAGTCAGATACGTTAAATATGCTCATTTTAGGTGAAACAATGAACCAGGACACGAGTAAAAAATATAACGTAATAATGAATCAAATATTAGATAAACTTTTAGAAGCACAGAAATAATATGATAAAGATTCATGGTAAAAACTATATAACAGTAGCAGAACGAGTAGAAGCTCTGATTGCATCTGGCCAAGATTATTCAATAACCACAGAAGTTATTTCTCACGAACCAGTACTTGTAAAAGCCACTGTCACTATCGGAGAAAATACTTACACAGGACACAGCGCAGCGAACCCTACAAAAGCTATAGAAAAAGCCTCGCCGTATGAAGTGGCAGAGACTTCTGCTGTAGGACGAGCTTTAGGGTTTGGAGGGTTTGGAATTGCAGATGGGATAGCAAGTGCAGATGAGATGGCAAAAGCCCCGTATGGCTCAAATTTGGGCTCTACAGAGGGTATTATCAACCTAGATGAAGATCCTATTTAACATGAATGAAATGAAATTTGCCGAAGGCATGAGTTTTAAGGCACGAAACGAAAATGCCCCTGAAACAGTACGAGGTTCTATTTACTTCAAAGTATCTGAATTTCAACAGTTTTTGGATAAAAATAAAGATGAGAAAGGTTGGGTGCATGTAAAAATGATGAAATCTAAGGAAAAAGGAACCATTTACTTCATTTTGGATACTTGGAAACCTACACCACAAACTCCAGCACTTACAGAAACACAGGAAGTAAACAATAAAGCATCTCAAAAACTTATTGGTCGAGACCTCACTGATGAAGAAATGCTTAACATGCAAGATATTCCTTTTTAACATGGATGAAAAGAGGCGAACCCTACAACAAAACAAGGCTCTACATAAATACTTCGAGATGCTTGCAGACGAATTAAACGATGCAGGACTTGATATGAAGAAAGTTATTACTGTAGATGTGCCGTGGAGCCCTTTGACCGTTAAAGAGTGGCTATGGAAACCAGTACAAAAAGCTCAATTACTCAAAGAAAGCACTACAGAACTCACTACAGACGAAATAAACAAGGTTTACGAGACAATGAACCGCTTAATGGGAGATAAGTTTGGAATCCACGTTCCATTTCCAAGCGATGAAGAAGAAATGTTTAATAGTTTGCAACCATAACCATGTCTAAACGAACCAAAGGAGAGATACTTTACTGGAACGATAAAATCCGAGCGATGTTAGCGGAAGTCCCTGACTCTGGGCTTACCAAAAACCGTTTCAGAGCTATCAGGTATCTACTCAACACGCGATATAAGGAACAAAATTTCACCGATGTAGACAAAACCCTCTCGATGATAAGTGATATTGAATACCTTAGTAGAAAACTACGTTACTGGACCCAAGGAGAAGAAAAAGAGTTAAAAGAGCAGTTAGAAGAAGAATTTATTAGCGAAGATTTAGGTTACCAGATAGGAGTATAAATATGAATGATATAGCAATAAAATTACTCAGAAGAATAAGAAAATATGTAAGCGGGTCTAGTGAATTTGGAGCGCATATTAGTAATGCGGTTTATATTAGTTCTGCTCAACAATTAAGAAATCAAGCAAACGAAATGGAAGCAAAAGATAGACTTTTAGCAGAGATAGACCAATTTTTAAATGAAACCAAAGAAACAAATTAAACGCATACGAGGGAAAGTGGTTTGTCCTGGATGTGGTATAGAACTTAACCCTGGGTCCCTATTAGCCCACATGAGTCATGCAGGTAAATCAATAGAGGAACGACGAAAACGTCTTGAAAAAGCTAATCTAGCTCGTAAAAAGAAGGCTAAAAAAGTTATTAACAGGTAGCCTGTTGCATTAAATTGGTACGCACGATATAATTATCTTATACCAATAAACAATAAATTTATGAACAGATATTCAATGTACAACAAAAACTGGGCCCCCGAAAAAGAACTAGAGGTATCAGGTCATGTAACTCACCCATTTCTTATAGGTCTAAAATGGTCGTTTCTAGCGCTAGCGACTATTACCATTTCTTCAGTCTTAGCAGGCGCAGTAGGATTCGGGGTATCAGTAGGTGTTATAGCCACATTAGTGTTAATTAAGGTTTTATAGGTATGAAGAAACATTCGGAACCAGTATTATACATCTATCTATTACTAGTAAGTATTATTCTACTTGCTACTGCAATCGTAAGTTGGAAGGCATTAGTATTTACCTATCTCTTCAACGGGTTTCTTATATGGTTAGTTAGCGCAGGATTAGATAAGAAGGTATGGAAAGTAGTATTTTTATGGTTTCCCGCTATTTTATTAGATAAACCAGACATGATTAATTAAGAATAAATAACCACTAAGTATGAAAGAAGTCATAAGAAAAGAATTGAAGGCGCTGTATCAGGAATGGGAAGAATCCCTAGGTGATAGATGGGTTGACCCCGAATATCGTGACAGTGAGTTTATCAGATGGTTATTAGATATTGAATAGCCATGAACCATACTACTAAAGAGAGATTTGATGAGAAATTCAATGTATCAGATACTACTGAGTATTGGAAGGGATTTGCTAAGGAAATTAAAAACTTCATCCATCAAGAAATACAACAAGAAAAGAGGGAGGAACGGGAAAGAATATTACAACTCTACAAACACTGTACAGATTCAGGATTCAGCCCCGAAATAATCTATGACCTTATCAAAGAAGAAACACACAACGATGAACTTTTAGCAGAAGATTACGGGGTCAGCCCTCTCAAATAACTAACTATATGGAAACAAGGACAAAACTAATAGAAGAATGGATGGACTATGCTGTACCTCAACTATGGCGCGATGAAGAGATAGCTATATCTGTGTTTAATTTTATGTTTAGGAGATTCTCTCAACACTTCACCTCAAAGCAAGACCTCATCTCTTGGTGTGAGGAGCAGAAGAAGAAAGAGCGACCTAAAGAAGAACAATTCGGGACATTCGTAGACGGATATTATAATTTGGCACTAGATTCAGTTATTACCAAGATAAACGAGTAATTATATGGAATACACTAAGATAGCCCCCTCTGAAACACCTTACACAATAACAGAAACCACTTATCCGTGGCCGAAAAAGCAAGAGAGAGTAACAAAACCTTTTAATTGGGAAAGTTTTAAGAAGTTTTTACTAAAATAACTATATAGAGATATGGGCACAATAGATGAGGCAATTAAGGCAGAACGTAAATTAAAAGCATCTTTATCAAAAGAACAGCTCGTTCTATGGGAGAAATGGCAAGAATTAATGGGTAATATAACTTTATGAAACAAACCTGTAACAGATGTAGGGGAATGATAGGAGAATGTCGCCATGAAGAAGATGGATATAAAACACCGTTTAGAACGGAAGCAGACACCTTATCGAATAAAACGAACGAACCTAAGAGAACCAGTGGTGCACGACCTTCAAACAAACTACCTAACAAAGAAGAAGAGGAACTTAAAAACCTGTTTAAAGAGTGGATAGATTTTCCTATTGCTGTAGCTAAAATAGACGGGCATACCTATGCTTGCCGAGAATGTTACAGAAAAAATCACGCAAAATACTACAAAGAACACAAGGAGAAATGGATCGAAAAAAGTGCTAAATCAATGATTAAAAATGCTCATAAATGGAAGGCTCGATCTCTCGTAAGAAGTGCGGTAAAGTCAGGTAAGTTAATAAAGACTCCGTGTGAGATATGTGGAGAAAGGGAAGTACAAGGACATCACTCGGACTATGGCCAGCCACTAAAAGTTAATTGGTTATGTAAAGAACACCATTTACAAGTACATAGAAGGGAAAACCCTATAAACCTAGAAGAACCAAAGAGTTAAGTTATTCACAAGGCATTATTAAATAATTATTATATAATATATACATGAATCAATTTACAGACGAAGAACTTAAAAATATACTTGTACTTATCAGCCGCGCACATATCACTGGGCAAGAGGCAACCGCGACAGCTATATTGCAGCAGAAGATACAGGCTCTAATATCGCAGGAAACGAGCAAAACTGCTCCAGAAGCAATAGAAACAGAAAATATGGACAAAGATACATCTAAAGGTAAGAAGTAATGGAAATTGAAAAAACAGAACATTTAGATTCATATACTATAAATCCCTGGTACACTCTCGGATATAGTCTTAAAACGCGATATAACAAATATAAAGGGTATGTGTATGTCGCAGAGAAGGACAAGAAACTAGGGGAGGTTTATAGAGATATGTTAATTGAAGATAAGTTAAAAGAAATTTTATGATTACACAAGCACCATTTGAACCGTTTCAAGCATCGAATCAATTAGCAGTAATTGAGCCAGTTTATATTAGGCATAATGACTTAAGTATACTAACTGCCATTTTACTTATTGTCGGCGTTATTTTAGTAATAAAACTGATTAAAGATAAGTAAATGGTTAAAATACTTCCATTAAAACAGTTTAGACTACTGAATGAATGGTCAAGGCACTTCAATATCACAGAAGATACAGTTATTGCCTATGCAGGGGTTATTTATTCTAATAAGGATTTACCGCAGGATGTTATAATTCACGAACTGACCCATCTAAGACAACAGAAAGAATATGGATTAAAAGAATTTACTCGAAGATACCTAACTGACAGGAAATTTAGACTTGAAATGGAGAAGCAAGCATATTTCGCTCAACTAGCTAGTATTGAAGATGAAGGATTAAGAAACGCTGTAAGGGAAGATTGTATTGATGCACTTTGTTCTGGACTTTATGGTATAATATCGAGGCAGGAGGCGGAACAACTAATTACTCCTAAACCTAAACGAGCTGTAGATAGCTTAATTGGATTATAGAAATGGAAATAAAGCCATACATAAAGAACGCCAAAAAGCATCCCAAGAAACAGATTGAGCAAGTTGCAAAATCTATTAAAGAATTTGGTATGAATCAACCTATTGTAGTAGACAAACAAGGGATTATTATTGTAGGTCATGGTAGATATGAAGCACTTAAACATTTAGGTTGGGAAATAAAACCAGAATGGGTAAAAGTGGTAGACCTCACAGAAGAACAGGCAAATGCCTACAGACTAGCCGACAATAAGCTAAACGAAAGCGACTGGGATATGAACCTAGTTATTGAAGAACTAAAAGGATTATCACCTGAAATGCTTGACCTTACAGGTTTTGAAAAGGATTTGATAATTGAAGCAGACGAAAAGGATGATGAAGTACCAGAGATACCAGAAGAACCACAGAGTAAGTTGGGGGATTTGTATGAGTTAGGTAATCATAGAGTTGTATGTGGTGACTGCACAGACGAAAGTGTTGTAAATAGACTTACAAAAGGTATTGATTGCGATATTTCATTTACTTCACCTCCATACAATGTTGGTCATAATCTTGGATATGAAGGTAAAGATAGTAAATATATTCACTCTGACAAAAAAGTAGACTACCAAGATTTGATAGTGAAAAGTACATATAATTCACTAGAATATGCAAAAGACGTATTTGTTAATTTACAGTTTTTGGCTGGTAATAAGAAACATTTGCTTTTATGGTTAGCAGAACTTGCTGATAATTTTAAAGATATATTCTTTTGGAAAAAATCGCAGGTGCAACCTGCGATGGCAGAAAATGTAGCAAATTCTCAAACAGAGGTAATTGTACTTTTTGGTAAAAATAATAATTCTCGTGCGTGGGGTAATAAGAAATTTAGAGGTAATTTTAGTAATACTTTAGAAACAAAATCAGCGAGTGGAGAGAACAAAAACGCAAAGATACACAATGCAACATTTCCAGTAGAACTACCACTAACTTTCCTAAGACAAGGATATAACGATAAAAGTAATGTTTTAGATTTATTTGCAGGAACTGGTACGACTATGATTGCGTGTGAAAAACTAGGTATGAATTGCTATATGGTTGATATTGAACCTGCTTATGTAGACGTAATAGTACAAAGATATGTAGACTACACAGGGAATGATAATATTAAACTTAATGGAAAGGATCTTATATGGAAGAAAACACAGAAAATCCAGTAAGAAATAGTGGAAAAATAGAAAGAAACCCTGACGGAACACTTAAAAAGGGTGTTGTTCTTAATCCAAATGGTAGACCAAAAGGCAGTGAAGACTTCAAAACAAAGTTCTATAAGGTTATAGACAAGCTAGCAAAGCAGAACAATATATCACCAGAAGAAGTAGAAGAGCAGTTACTTCTTGTAGGGTATAAGAAAGCTAAAGATGGAGATTATTCATTCTATCGGGATTTAATGGACAGAGTACACGGTAAGCCTGTACAACCCAATGAACATAGTGTTTCTGGTGAAGTAGTAATTCAGTTTGCAGAAGTATTTAAAAAAGATGCTAATACCCCACGATAAACAAGCAGAAGTAATACGTTCTAATGCCAGATTTAAGATAATCAGAGCAGGTAGACGTAGTGGTAAAAGCACTCTTGAAATAGAAGAGATGGTATTTGATGCTGTTATGGGGAAGGATAGGAATATCTTTTACATCGCCCCAACTCAAATTCAAGCCAGGAAGATTATATGGGAAGCACTTAAATCAAGACTTAATGGACTAGGTGATATAAACGAGAGTCGACTAGAAGTGAAATTACCTACTCAAGATGGTGGCTATTCAACGATATTCGTATCAGGGTGGGAGAATAGAGAGAACTTTCGAGGTATGAAGGCATATAAGCAAGTATTTGATGAACTTGATACTATGAAAGACTTTTTTATTGGCTGGCAAGAGATATTCCGACCAGCTCTTACTGATACAGGGGGTGGGGCTACTTTTATTGGAACACCTAAGAAAGAAAACCCTAATTTAAGAAGATTAGAGAAAATAGCTGAAACTGATCCCGACTACCAAGCGTTCCACTTTAGAACAGAAGATAACCCTCATATTCCAAGAACTGAGATTGCTAAAGCTAAACAGGAGCTTGATTATGACACTTATAGGCAGGAGTTTGATGCTGAATACTTAGATAATGCTGGGGCATTGTTTAGGTATACGTCACTAGTCGATGTCTTCTCAAATACGATAACTAAACAAAACTCACGATATTTATGTGTTGATATTGCAGACGACGGTAGTGATAAGACCATATTCTCATTCTGGGAAGGATTAGAAGAGTATCACCGTGAGGAATTTGAGCGTTTAAATACTGAAAATATTATAGAAAAGATTAGAGAGTATATAGCTAGTCAAAAGATACCTATGTCGCATGTTGTAGTCGACGCTATAGGTGTCGGAGCAGGTGTTGCGAGTAGTTCCTTACTTGATGGGATAATAGGCTTTAAATCGTCGTATAGCGCGATTAAAACAGACGATAGTATTGTGATACTTCCCAATGTTGGGACTACTAAAATAGCACCCTTAGTTTCTGATTATCGTAATCTACGTTCTCAATGTATTTTTACCCTTGCTGATTTGATAAATAACCATAAAATAGCAAGTAAGGTAACAGGGAAACAGAAGGAGGTGATTATTGAAGAGCTTTCTAACTATCAAGATGCAAGTAGTGGTGATGGTAAGCGTCAGGCAACTCCAAAAGAAAAAATTAAAGAAATAATAGGTAGAAGTCCTGATGCATCTGATACATGGATTATGCGTATGTATTTTGAAGTTAGAAATAAGATTGCTCCCGACCAAACAGAGAAACAAGCACAGGTAGCAGATAAATTACAACAACAGTTTGCTATGCGAAGAAATCAAATAAAGAACTCAGGAACTAAATAATTGACACCACAGTAGTAAAGTAAGTATAATTACAGTAATTAATAATTAAACATCGGCGGGGAGACACTAATGGATAGTTTTAAATACACCAACGGAACAGCATCATCTCTTATCAGAACAGGTTCAGGTCTAGTAGCAGGAGTAATTGTAAATTCACATACATCAGGAACTATGAAACTCTGGGATAATACCTCAGCAGCAGGTTCAGTAATCATAAATACCTTTACGTTTCCAGCAGGAAGTGGAATATATATGTTTCCACGACCTATTGAGTTCTATACAGGCTTGTATTTTACAGTTGGAGGTACTCTTGACTTCACTATACTTTCAAAGCTAATTTAATATGGAAGAGGACACATTAGCACAGAAAGTCCGCAAACTAGAAACTGATTTTATATCTGGTGGAGGGACTTTGATGTCCAAATATGTCAGAACTGACTTATATGAGGACATTAACACAATCTACGCCTATCTTGAGAGCAAACACATATCAGGTGAATTTGATTCATTAGGACGAGAAAAGCCTTTCTTTAACATTGTACTAGCCTCAAGAAATATCTGGTTTAGAGCTACTGATATTGACCGAAAGAATATGATACTTAAGGCAACCAGTGAAAAGATGACACTTCCTGTGTTTTTCTTGTCATTACACCTACAAAACTGGATGCGCCAAGAGAACTTCGGGCAGTTTCTTAATAATTGGGGTATTTCTCTAGCAGGATTTAATTCTAGTGTGGTTAAATTTGTTGAAAAAGGTGGAAAATTGATTTGTTCAGTAACACCATGGTCAAAACTAATCGTAGACCAGATAAACTTTGACGATAATATGAAAGTCGAGTTATTAGAACTTACTGAATCACAGCTCTATGAAAGATTTGGTAAAGAAGATGTAGATGAATTGGTTAATACCAAAAAAGCTCGTGAACTAACTAATAAACAGGTTCAAGATAATAAGAACTACTACTATAAACTCTACGAAATACATGGAAAATTCCCATTAAGTGAAATAACTGGAAAACCTAAAGACACTGAACCAGTACAACAGATGCACATTATGTCTTTTGTTGGGAAATCTAAAGAGCCAGGAGAAGATGCGTTTACTTTGTATAAAGGTAGGGAAACCAAAGACCCGTACATGCTTACATGGCTTCTTCCATCAGAAGATGGCTCTATATCTCTTAATGGAGCAGTTAAAAACCTATTCCAAGCACAATGGATGGTCAATCACACTAAGAAAGCTATCAAAGACCAGCTAGACTTGGCTTCAAAACTTATATTTCAAACAGCAGATACTAACTTTATAGGTCAAAACGCTCTTACTGCTATTGAAACAGGAGACATAATGATTCATGGAGCAAACCAACCACTTACTCAAGTTCAGAATAACTCTCACGATGTATCCTCATTGATGAGCTTTGGACAAGAATGGAAAGCGTTAGGTAGTGAAATAAATGGTATTAGTGAAGCTATGCTCGGTATAGCACCTAAGAGTGGTACCGCATGGCGACAAACAGAGGCTTTACTTCAGGAATCATACTCTCTATTTGAAGTAATGACAGAGAACAAAGGAATACATCTTGAACAAATGCTTCGACGATATATTCTTCCATTCCTTATGAAGAAAATGAGTAATGATAAGGAAATTATGGCTACTCTTGATATGCAAAGGGTTAAAGAAATCAGCGAAAGATATGTTAAGAATGAGGCTATTCGTAGAGCTAATAAGAAAGTCATTGACACTGTATTAAGTGGCGGAATTGCAGAGCCTCAAGACCTTGAGCAAGAACAACAAAAAGTAAAAGAACAGCTAAATGACCAAGGAAATCAACGATTCTTTAAACCAGACGAAATTAACTGGAAAAAAGAGTTTGAAAACATTAACTTAGATGAAGTAGAGATAGAAATTACTGGAGAATCAGCAGATACTAAATCAATTCTTGAGACTATCGATAAAGCTCTCTCAATTGTTATCAATCCAGCTTATACTAATAATAAACAAGCTCAGTATCTAGTTAATAAAGCTCTTACTAAATCAGGATTTCTTTCTCCTATGGAAATTTCTTCAATGCCAGACTCTCAACCTACACCTGTTACAGCACCTAGCCCTGGCGGGAGTGTCGAGGCTGTACCAACATTAACAGGTAATGTCCAGTAACTATGAAAGCAACTAAAAAGATGGAACCAAAGCATTCAAAAATGCACGAAAAGAAGGAAACTAAGTCTATGAAGGCTAAAGAAAAGAAAATTTACAAGAAATCATAATAAATAAACAATATGGCGGAACAAAAACCACTAATGTATAACGAAAAAGATATAGAGACTATTAAATCAGTATTTGCTGATAATGAAGCTCTCCTTATCTCTATTAGAAAACTTTTCTTTGGAAAAGATATAACAGACGAAGAAAAGAAACTTATCAAACATACTTTCTCTAACCCAGAAGTAGTAGAAGTCTTTAGACGAAAGGTATATCCAGTACAAGAATTTGACAGAGGACTAATTAGTTTTAATGACTTCTGGCTAGATGCTGAAACACAGGTCTTTGGAGCTAATGAAGGAACTATCTATCAAACGATAGAATCTAAAAAACAGATTAAGTCTATGTTTGAAAAGGCTTTTAGTCTTCTTACAAACCCAGATGGAGAGAAAGTATCACTTGAATATAACCCAATAGTAGAAGCTGACCCTTGGGGTATTCAACTTATTGCTAGAAATCTATTTATTCGTTCAATTCAGACTGCATTGATAACAATGCACATGATTGCAGGACAAAAAGAAGAAAGTCCTGAACAAGCAGTTAAGAGATTGAGACAAGATTCTTCTAAGTAAACTTGCACTCTAAATTAGTAGTAGTATAATTATAAATAACAGTGGTCATCATGCCATTTAACTAAAGAAGTCAAACTTACCAAATATGACAATATCTCATCATGGATAACGAAAATAAAAACCTCGAAGTAGAGCAAGAAATTGTTGAGGAGGAAGAAACTACAGAGAATGATAATGAAACCCAACCAGAGGAAGTAGTAACCATTTCAAAAGATAAGTTTAAGGCAATGCAAGAGAAAGCAATCAAATTTGATGAATCTCTTAAAAAACCAAAACCTAAAACTGAATCTTACAAAGCTGAACCAGTATTAGACAACGCAACACTAGCAAGAATTTACGACATACCAGAAGAAGACTTTGAAGAAGTCCTTGACATGGCTAAGTTTAAGAAGATTAGTATCGCAGAAGCTCTAAAACTAAGTTCGGTAAAAGCTATTCTAGCTGAAAAGGCAGAGTTCAGAACAACCGCAGAAATGTCTAATACAGGAAATGCGCGGCGCGGAGCATCTAAAGTATCAGATGATGTCCTACTTAAAAAACTATCAGACGGGGAAATCCCAGAAGCAGGTAGCGAAGAAGCAGAGCGAGTGTTTTGGGCAAGACGTGGAGGTAAGCGTGAATAGTACGGCGGGGTTATAAACCCTAATTAAATTAAAAATATATGTTCGGAACAATGTCAACTTATGGGAACCGAGATAAGTACTTGAAATCACAGTACGATTTCGTTCTCCGAAACGCAGTTATCGCAGAAAAAATCTGTGATGTTAATCGCTCTGATTTAAAGCGTATTCAAAACCCTTACGGTTCACAACCAACAGCAACAATTCAAGCAGTTGCGGGTACTTACTCAGTTAGTGCTTGGACAGTTACTGATGACGCTCTTACAGTTACAGACGAAGTTATTTACTCAGAACACATTTTTGCTCATGAAGATTTCTTTGCAGTATTTGATATTGCAGCATCTCGTTTAGACAACATGATGTATGCAGTTGCTTATGGTATTGACTACTTCGTTCTTAACAACCTTTGTGAAGACGGAACAGGTACATACACAACCCCAGCTGGTGGTTTCACAACAGCAGCAAACATCAACACTATTATGGCTAACCTATCTTCAAAGGTAGCAGGCTATGATACACAATTTGGTACTTTCCTAGTTATTGAAAACACAGACCTAGTAGGGTTTATGGTAGCAGGTGCTACTAATGGTTTCTCAATGGCTGATGCTGTTCTAAAGAATGGTAAAGTTACAAACTGGATGGGTACAGATGTTTATGTAGTTCGTACTGGTACATTCGTAGATGCTACAATCGGTACTACAACAGTTACAAACGCTGGACACCGTGTATTCGGAGTAAACAAAGCTTCAACTTACGCCTCTCCTCGTGGAATTAACTACGATGAAAAAGGTGTAACAGGTAAAACAGGTAAAGAAATTGTTGTATTCGGTCTTATTGGCTTCAAACTTTGGAACCAAAAGAAAGCTCTTACAATCGATATCACTCTAGCCTAACTTATTAGCCCTTTTATGGGGCTAACTAGGGAGTTATCCCCGCCGATGACTTCCTAACTAGCCCCATAAACAACAAAAAGATTATGTTAAAAAAAGAAACTAAAATTGAAGAAGTAGAGGAAGTTATTGAAGCAACTATTGCTGATGACAGTCAAGGTATTGAGGTGGGCAGTCCTATGGATTTACGCCCTACTGAATTACCTTTAGTTGTTAAATTACCAGCAGATGCTAGTGAAGCACAAATTGCTTATGCAAAAACACTTAATGGATATGCTTATAAAAATCCTGCTAAGTTTGAAGCAAAAAAGAACGACAGAATAGTTAATGGAGTACTTGTAAAAGGTCTTATAACTAAACTAAAAGAACTTAAAGACGCTCCAGCACCAGCAGAAAGTAATTTAAAAATAAACAAATCTAGTATTTAGTAATTAATAGCTATTAAATTAGCCACAGAAATATATGCAATTAAGAGGAACAGACATCGTAGTAGATAAGGTTCGTTCAAAAAGAAACGTAATTTCTGGAAGCGGAGCAACTGCCTCCTTGAGTGAATTTGACTCAGGTTCACTTGTCCTTATGGACAGAGCAGCAGGTATTGTTTTCACACTTCCAGCAGCTTGCGCTATTGGTACAAACTATAAGTTTCTTGTAACAACATCAGTTACTTCAAACTCATATAAAGTTATTACTGGTGCAGGTACAGAATTATTGATTGGTGGTTATATGAATAACGATACTGATACATCAAACGCGGTAGCGACATTTGATGGTAATGGTACAACTCATATCGCAGTCACAATGAACGGTACAACAACAGGAGGCCTTATTGGTACACAACTAGAATTTACAAAACTAACTGCTACTCAGTGGGTAGTTGATGGTTATGTAAGAGGTTCAGGTGTTGTAGCAACAGCATTTGCAACTTCATAGCGTATCTTTTCAGGGGATTATATCCCTTGGGATAGGTACACTAACAAGTATCTTCAAACATAATGATTTTTAACGACACAAGTAGTGCTAAACAAGGTATAGTTCAAGATATTGATTTTGAGGTTAATTCTGATAGAGCAACATATCCTCTAGCTGATATAACAAGAAACGCAAATGTTGCCCTTGATAATGTGGTTACTTGTATATTAGGTGCTGATTCTCGATGGCAATTTGATTCTACTAACGCTACAGACCTACCGATTGGAGCTACAGATGTAATTTTGGGACAACAGGATTATTCATTCGATGCAGAGTATCTAGTTATTAAGTCTATTGAAATACAAGATAACAATGGTAAGTGGACACGGTTAATACCTATTGATAATCTGTCTCTTGAAGAACGAGAAGCGCTGTCAGGGTTTGAGACTACTAATGGACTTCCTTTATACTACGATAAGATGGGAGAATCTATACTCCTGTATCCAACTCCTAACTATAATCGTCGTCTAGTACAAGAAAGTTCTGCTGGTTTAAGGGCTTATTTCCAAAGAAACATTGAATATTTTGTGGCAGGAGATACTACAAAAGAGCCTGGTTTTGCAAAACATCTGCATAAATATATCCCTCTGTATTGTTCGTATGTATTTGCCTGTGCCAAAAGTCTATCGAAACAATCAGAGCTAGCTAAAAGACTTGAGTTTTATGAAGGCAATAAGTTAAGAGGTGGAAATGATCCTGGTGCTATTGCTACCTTTTATGCTTACCGTGAGCTAGATTTTAAAAGAACACTTAAACCAAGAATAGAGAATACAAAATGAGTATTTGGAATAACATAAAAAAATTCGCTTCACAGATAGGACTAACGTATAACGCTAGTGGAAAAACCTATAATCAAGCAAATACAAATTATGCAGGGAAGTTAGGAACAATTTGGAATAACAAAATAAAAAATTAACATGTCAACAAACTATCCAACAACTAAACAATCAATACCAAACCCAGCAAGTACCGACTTGCTTGAAAATGCAACAGCATCTCTTGACCATGATTATCAACACGGTACAGCTAACGATACTATTGAAGCCCTACAAGATAAAGTGGGTGTAGATGGTTCTGCAGTTACAACTTCCCACGATTACAAATTAAGTGAAGTTACTGGTACTGATAAGGCAGTAGGTAAAACAGCTACACAGGTACTCACAAACAAAACTCTTACATCTCCTCAAATTAACTTCGGCTCTGATGCTCGTGGAGATTTAATGGTTCGTAACAGCTCAGGTGTATCTTCTCGACTTCCTATTGGGACATCAGGCCAAATACTTTCTGCAAATGCTTCTGGTGACACTGAATGGATTGCTAATCCTGCTGCTTCTGATGCTTCAACAACAGTTAAGGGTGTAATTGAACTCGCTACTACCGCTGAAATAAATGCTGGTACCGCTACAGGGGCGACAGGTGCAAAACTTGCTGTAACTCCTGATGCGCTTATCGCTTCAAATTATGTTCAAAGTTCAACACTTAAATTTGGTGGAAGTGGTGCTGATGGAGCATTAACTATATCAAGTGGAACAACAACTTTAGACCTCGGTGGTGCTCAGTTTTATGAAAAGAATTATTCCTCAATTTCTATTACTGGTACTGGAAGTTTAGCCTTTACTAATCCTCATGCAAATGGGACGATTATAACAATAAAATGTAAGGGAGACTGTACACTAACATCTTCTAATCCAAGTATTGATACAACAGGTATGGGTGCGGCTGGTGGTGCGCAAATAACAACCATTAACGCGGATGGTAATGACGGTAATTTACCAACTACATCTTTTTATATTACTCAAACTGGTGCTGCTGGTGGAAAGGGGAAATTTGGAGGAGCTACACCAACTGCGGGAGCACAATATGTTTCCTCATCAATAATGACTAGGTATTCAAACCATCTTTCTCTTTACCAAGGTATAAACGTAGGTGCTGGAGCTGGTGGTGGTAGTGGTAGTGTTTCATCGGTTTCTGGTACTGGTGGTGCTGGGGGAAATGGAGGTGGAGGATTGTATATGGAAATATACGGTGCAATAAATTTTACTGGTTCTATTAAATTGAATGGCTCTAACGGTGCTGCTGGTGTTGGTAATGGTGGTTCAGGTGGCGGCGGTGGTGCGGCTGGAACAGCTGTAGTTTTATACAACACATCAACCTCTCTTTCAGGAACATTTACTGCAACAGGTGGAGCGGGTGCAACATCAGTTAATGCTGGATATAGTAATACAGGTGGAGCAGGTGGTGGTTCCGCACTAGGAGCAGGTGGGACAAACTCAGCTGGTGGTGATGGAGGGAACGGTACTCTCGGTTCAGGAGGTTCTGGTTCAGTAGCGTTTGGAGGTACACCGCATCCTGCTGGTACTGGTGGTACTGGAGGATTAACATTCATAAGTAAGAACTACTGGTTCTCTTAATATGTATAAAGACGGAGTATTAACAATTGCAGATTGGCAAAAGGCACAGGCGAACAGCCCGTATGTTGGATTTGATACCATGCGTAATGTTGATATTACGTCTACACCAGGAGTTTTAAAAGCGGGACTTAAACCTAATTTAGATTTAGATACTACTGGTGTTCCAGGTATACCAGTAGCACGTGTCGTATCTCGTAATGGAGATGTATACGTTTTAGTTGCTGGTACTGTAAATAGTGTTTTGTATAAAAATGGAGTAAACATTACTAATGTAGTTGGTGTAGGTCGGGATATGGTGGAATATAAAGGCTATTTAATTATTTCAGCAGGTTCAGCACTTCATTGTATTGGAACATCTATCTCAACAGCTTATTTTAGTAACTGGCAGACAGGATTAGATAGTGCTAATTATTTGAAAATGGTCGTATCTAAAAGTGATGGCAATATTTATATTGCAAATGGTGTAAATATAAAACGTATTTCAGCGTTTGTAATAGGTTCTTTTGCAGTAGCACCTACTTGTACTTTTGACACTGCCATAACTCTTCCTGATGGGTACTATGCTATTACTATTGCAGAACTAGGTTCTCGCCTAATGGTGGGAACAAGTACAGCTACATCATGGTTTGGAAGGTCATTATCTCAAGAAGCATCTATATTTCCTTATCGTATTGGAGTATCAGCTACAGCCTTTGATGACCCTATTACCATCGCTAATGCTAACTGTGTTCAACAAATAAAAGTATGTAATGGAATTATGTATATAACTGCTGGTGATAGAGGGAATCTCTATATATCTAATGGTACTAAATATACTCAAGTTAGAACAATACCTTATTTTAATGGGGCGGGTTATTACCCAGAAGTTACATACTACCCTAATGCTATAAGCATAAATCGTTTAGGTAATCTAGTAATAGGTATTTCAGTAAATTCAAATGGTGATAATGGTGGAATATACGAAATAAACATAACAAGTGGTAATTATGAAGTATCACAATTAAACCTTTTAGAGCTACCAGATGGGTATAGTGGAGGTGATACAGCGGTTGGTTTTATTCAACAAGATAGGGGAAGTCTAATGTACTATGGTTTTCAAAGTGTTAACACTTACGGTGTATATTCTGTATACCAAGAGTGTTATGGAAACTATGAAGCAGTGGTTGAATCACCTTTATATATAATCGGAAATAAACTAAACCCAAAAACTTTTGAGAATGTTGAATTAACATTTGGCAGACCACTTGTAGATGCGCAAGGTGTTAAAATCTATTATAGAAATTCAATTAGTGGAAACTGGACACTGACAGGTACATTTGATTTTACAACTTTTGGTTCTGTAAATACTATTAGGGGAAAAGCATTGATTCCGACTACATCAATACTTCAAATTAAAATAGCTCTTACAGCAGATACTACAAGTTTACTAGTACCTAGTCCTGAACTTTTAACAGTAACTTTTTGGTAGGGATTAAATAAATATATGGAATCAGTAATAGACCACAAACATAACGGAACAGACTCGAGGAAACTCAAAGCTAAAGAGTGTCTTGAAAATACGCCTCAAGCAGCAGTATCGCAAGTAACTGGTAGTGCTGGTGCTACTTATGGTGCAACAGAGCAATCAATGATAAATCAAAATAAAACAGCAATAAATGACCTCATTACTAAGTTACAAGCTATCGGTTTAGTGTTATAATAAAAATAATTTCATGGCAACTCCTACATTTGGACAATCAGGGCAATCAGTAAAAGACTTTCAAACTCAGTTGAATAATCAAAATGCTGGCGTGGCGGGTTATACACCTCTTAAAGTTGACGGTATTTATGGTACTAAAACTCAAGCAGCTAGTCAGTTTAAAAGTTCTGTTGGTTCAAGTGGTTCATCAAACATCACACAAAGCGCTGTAATCACTCCTAGCGCACTTAAACCAGTAGAACCGATAAATGTACCAACTGCGAAACCGAGTCTCTCTGTAACTTCTTATAAAGACAATGCCGATGGCACTACAACTAATACACTAAGTGATGGCTCTACTTCAACTGTAAAATATACTCAAGGACAAGATGGTAGTTTAATTCCTACAGAAATACCAAATTATGCGACTTCTCAGTTAGATGTTCTAAATACACAAAAAACAGATGCTCAAAAATTTCAAGACACTTCTATTTATGATATTTTAAAAGGTACACAAGATTTAACAGGAAAGTCGTCTTATGAGCAACAGCAGCAAGATTTAGCGGGAGTTCAGGCTAAAGAAGCAGAGTATCGCAAAATATCAGACCAGATAAGAACTCGTCAAGCACAAACTGCACAAGAAAGAGCACAAATAAATAAAAGCCCTATGTCTTTTGCTGCACGTTCTGGTTACGAAAGTGCAGTACAAGCTGCTAATGATGCAGAGGTGGGAGCTTTAAACGCACAAGCCCAAGCAGTATCTGGTGAATATGATATGGCTATTAAAACTGCTCAAAGAGCGGTAGATGCTAAATATAAACCTATTGAAGAGAATATAGCATTAAGAAAGGCTCAGTTGGAGGCTATAAAACCATTACTTGACGCAGACCAGAAGAAACAGTCTGATGCACAAGATAGAGCTATTAAACTTGAAGAAAGACAATATACAGAATCTAAAGATTTAAGAAATAAGGCTATTGATTCTATAGTTACTATGATTAAAGAGGGTAAGGTTACACAAGCGGTTGGTAATCAGGCACTTTCTGATGTATTAGCTGGAAAGAAAAGTCTTTCTGATGTATTTAAGATGGTTGGAGTGACTAATGGAACCAATCCAGGTGTAGTCGGAGGTTATGATATTTCTAAATATGCTACAGACCCAGAACATGAAATAAAGGTAGCTTCAATCTATAAATCTCTACCAGAACTGACTGATGCTTCAACTACGGATAGTACAGTTAAATCTCTGTATCCAAGCTCTCCAATTACAGGAACAATGATTATGAATGCTTCTAACACATTCAACGTAGACCCTAAAATGGTCTTCTCAATCATGGCCCAAGACTCTTCTATGGGAACTAGAGGAATTGGTGCTAAGAATTTTAATCCTGGTAATATTGGTCAGTTTGATTCTCTAGGCTCTACACCCACAGGAGGATATAAGTCATGGCAAGAAGGTGTAAATGCTGTAGCTAAATGGCTTTCAAATCACAAGTCAACAGGTGTTTATAATGGAGAATTTCGTGCGATCCTAGAGGCGGCAGTATCAGGTGAACCACAAAAACTACAAGAAAGTGTCTTACAGAGAACACAAAATCTAATTGCTTCTAAAGATTATAAGGGTGCATACCAACAAATTGGCAATAGTGTGTCTAAGGCTCTTACTGGTGAGAATAAAACTAAATATGATGCAGCTCGAATAGATATAAATGTACTACAGGGCTTACAGAACTCTCTACAAGCCTTTCAAGATGCTGGAGGGGACACTAGTTTCCTAAGCGGAAGTACAGAAAAAATTGCTCGTAAATTTGGCGAACTTAAAAAAGACCCTAAATATTCAGCATTAGCGGTTCAAATGGAACGAGAATTTCAATCATATCGTAATCAAATGACAGGTGCAGCGTTTAGCCCTGGTGAATCTCGTGAATATGAAGCAGTAAATCCTACAGGTAAAAAAACTTTTGCTCTTAACCTAGCGGTCATTACAGGTGCAGTAAACCAACTTAATAATCGTATTGATTCTACAGTGCAATCTATTGCGGGTGATGGTGCTAAGGCAATTAAGGAATATGCAGAATTTCAAGGTTTGTCACAACCAC